TTTTAATAAAGATGAATTTACCAAATTTATAGACATTAGTAATATATACGAAAATTTAAGAAATTATATAGATTTAAAAAACTATATATATAATATTATTGATGCATATAATTTAGACAAAGATACTAAATTTCTTTGTTATAATACAAGTCATAATAAATTAGAAAATGGTAATACAAAATTTATATTCAATGTACCTGTATTAAATAAAATTATTCAAGATAAATTTAATCCTAACAAAGAAGGATTTGAAAATGAAATTATTAGATATACTAATTATTATGATAAAGAGTTTAGAGTTGGAGATAAAATTATAAGAACAGAAAATGAGTATAATGGAGATGATTTTAAAGCCAATGGCGATGAAGGAGAGATATTAGAATATGATGATGAAAAAGTTACAATATGTTATAGTAGTAATGATAAAAAAAGATATATTATTTCAATAAATGAGTTATATGAAGAGTTTGATTTAAATTATGCAACCGGATTTCATAAAAGTCAAGGAAGTGGATGGAAAACAATAGTAGTATTTATAGAACCTAATGCTGGTTTTATTAAACAAAAAGCAATATATACAAGTATTTCCAGGAGTAAAGTAAAATTATTATTAATTTGTAGACCAGAAGATTTATTAAATTGTCAAAATCCAGAAGATAAACGAACGACTTTATTTATGAATAAAATACATTATTAAACATTCTAAAGAAGTATCCCTCTAATTATACATTGCTCTCATCATCGGATTCATCATCATTGGATTTGTCATTGTTGTATTTACATTAGAAGTAATTAGTTTACTAATTTTTCCAGTAGTCATTTGTTTAGAATGTATAATATCTGTTGGTGGTAAAATAGTTACAACTGGATTAATAAATTTCTCCATTAGGTTATTTCTTTTTGTGCTTTCATCGTTAATAAATGATACTATTTCTTTTTTTGTTCCGTTTTTTACTTGCCCATTAATAGAAGCTAGCATGATTTTTAACTCATCAACTGTATATTTATTTAAATTAGTTATATCTTTATTCCAAACTAATTGAGGATAAGAAGACCTCACCATATCACATACAAATCTGCCTTGCCTCTCTGGATGTTCAAGATATTCTTTCCACCATTGTGGTAAATGAACTTTTTCTTTTGTTTCTTTGGTTTCTTTTGTTTCTTTATTTGACTTATAAATATCGCTGTTTGTTTTTTTACGATGGCAGTTAGGACATAATGCTTGAAGATTACATTCTTCATTACTACCTCCATCTTTAATACAAATAATATGGTCTATTTCAAAACATTCATCTAGCAAACAATTACATAATTTACATTTCCATTCTTGGCACGCAGCAACCTTCTTCTTTGTAAGATTAGAAACTTTTCTTATTGACATCTTTGATATACTATTTAATGAAAATATATTTATTATTCACTTAATTCAAATCAATTTTTTTTATCTATACTCTTTGTTATTTCTTATATTCGCATTAAACATTAAACAATAAGTAAAATATTAAAAATACTTATTATTATATATTATTTAATTATATATAATAATGATAAATGAAACTCTTGAACAATTAAAAATTAAACCTATACCAAAAAAACCGCAACAATTCCAAGTGTTAATACAAATACCTAGCGAAGGTGTTGCTCCCAATATTATTGATAAAACTGGCGAACACCTAATAAATAGAGAGCAATTTTTTAATGAACTCCAAGAAAATTTAGGAGTTGTGCAAAAAGATTATGAAAAAATGAAAAAGGCAACTTTTGCCAAACCTTCACCTTCTATTAAAGATACTATTTTACAAGAATCTAAACCGGGTGTAACTACAGGTACTCAAAAATCTATAAAATCAAAAAAAACACTGGCCCCTGAAAATACTTTAACACAAATAATGAAAACGCAAGAAAAAATAATTATAAAAGAACCAAACGATGAAACTATGAAAAAGGCAAATGTTGAGCTTCCTTCTAAGGAACGATTAACACCCAAACCAGAGCTAAGTAATCCAGACATAGCAGAACCAATAAAATCTAAGTCTAAAAAACTAAAAGGCGAAACAATAGACGAAACTTTAGTAATTCCAAAAGATCTTCGCATTGGCAGAACTCTCTATTTAAATAGAATTCCCAAGTTAGAACCGAATGTTTTAATAAAAGCACCCAATTATTATTTATACAATAGAGAGATTTTCATCAGTTTTATTAATTCACTTTTTGAACCCTATAAGCAACAATTATTAAAAGAAGAAAAAGAAATGGAATTAGGCAAAACATCCATTAGTTGCTCGGCAAGTGAAAGTAATAACTTTTCTCTCTTAATTCATCAAAAAATCGTGAGAGATTACATAAATATTTATACACCATATAGAGGATTATTATTATATCATGGTTTAGGTTCCGGTAAAACTTGCTCTTCTATTGCCATTGCCGAAGGCATTAAAAATGACAAGAAAATTCTTATTATGACACCAGCATCTTTGAGAGATAACTACGTAGAAGAACTCAAAAAATGCGGTGACTATTTATATAAAAAAAATCAATATTGGGAATTCATCAATACAAAAACACATCCTCAATACGTAGAATATTTAAGCACATTATTAAAATTACCACAAGAATATATTGCTAGTAATGGCGGTGCTTGGTTTATTAATGTTAAAAAAGAACCTAATTATGATTCTCTCGATTTTGAAGACCAGAAAAAAATTAATGCGCAATTAGATAAAATGATTAATTATAAGTATCAATTTATAAGTTATAATGGTCTTCGCAGTTCACACTTAAATGGTATGACAAATGGAGGCACAATTAATCCCTTTTCTAATAAAGTAATAATAATAGATGAGGCACACAATTTTATTAGTCGAATAGTTAATAAATTAACTCGGAAAACCTCGTTATCAATGAAATTATATAACTATTTGATGGATGCTGAAAATTGTAAAATAATATTATTAACAGGAACACCAATTATTAATTATCCAAATGAAATTGCCATTTTATTTAATATATTACGCGGAACACTAAGAAGTTACAATTTTAAGTTGTTATTAGACAAAACTACTATGACTAAGGAAAAATTAGAAGAACTATTTTACAAAGCCAATGTTTTAAACTTTATTGATTCTATTGAATATAATTCTGTAAGTTATGAGGTCACTATTACTCAAAATCCTTTTGGATACATTAAATCCGCAGCAGACAAAAACAAATTGGTTTATACAAGCGACGTAATAACAAGTGAAGAGTTTATAGAAAAAATAATGTCGGCATTTGAAGGGCAATCTCTCAAAATAGCAAATAAAAAAATAAATATTAATAGTTATAAAGCACTTCCAGACAATTTTGATGATTTTAAAGCACTCTTTATTAATCCAAATAATACTATCAATAACCCATCTATGTTTAAAATGCGCATAATTGGACTGACCTCTTATTTTAGAAGTGCCCAAGAACAATTAATGCCTACTTATGATCATAGCAATCCTAATGACTTTAAAATAATTAAAGTCCAAATGAGTGATTTCCAATTTGGCGTTTATGAAGAAGCGCGTATTCAAGAACGTAAATTAGAAGAAGCAAATAAGAAGAAAAAATCCAAGAAAACAAAGGGAGGAGCACAAGGAGACGAATTATATAGCGACAGCACATCAACATATCGCATATTTTCTCGCGCGTTTTGTAATTTTGTATTTCCTAAACCGGACATAAAACGACCTATGCCTAATGAGGAAGCAACAATAGAAGCCACTTTGGAAAATATTAGTGACGAGGGAGATGGCGACAATATTAGTAAAAACATTTCAGAAGAATTATTAGATGACTTAAGTGTTGCGGAAAAATTGGAAAATGTAGATGGTAAATATGATGCTGACGATATAAAAGAGTTAGAAAAAGATTTAGCAAATCCAAAAGTAAATGATGGTAGTTATAGTAAACGCATTAGCGAGGCATTAAAAGAATTGGAAAAATATTCACACAAATATTTATCAAAAGAAGGATTACAAATTTATAGTCCTAAATTTTTACATATATTGGAAAATATTATAGATGATGACCACAAAGGCATTCATTTATTATATTCGCAATTTAAAACATTAGAAGGTATTGGTATTTTTAAATTGGTTTTAAAACAAAATAATTTTGTGGAATTTAAATTAAAGAAAAATGAAAAAGGAGAATTTATACTAAATGTAGGCGAAGAAAATATGGGAAAACCAATGTATGCGGCATATACTGGATCAGAAACTCCCGAAGAGCGTGAAATCATTAAAAATGTATTAAATAGTAATTGGAAATTAGTGCCTTCTTCAATAATAAAATCCATTCAAACATTAGCACCAGACAATTTTTATGGTCAAATTATTAAAGTGTTAATGATTACTTCATCGGGTGCCGAAGGCATTAGTTTAAAAAATGTTCGCTACGTCCACATTACAGAACCCTATTGGCATCCAGTAAGAATTCATCAAGTTATTGGTCGTGCTCGCCGTATATGTAGTCATAGTGATTTGCCCAAAGAATTACAAACAGTGAACGTGTTTTTATATTTGATGGTTTTTAGCGAATCACAATTATCAAGTGATTTATCAATCGAATTACGTCTAAAAGATATTTCTAAAAAAGATAAAAAGAAAGTATTAACAAGTGATGAATATTTATATGAAATATCTAGCATTAAAGAGGAAATAAATGCTTCATTATTACAAGGCGTCAAAGAGTCGGCAATAGATTGTAGTATTCATACGCGGTCATCAAGTAAAGAAAAAGATATTAAATGTTTTGTAATAGGTAATCCGAGTGAAAATAAATATATATATACTCCAAATATAGCAGCACAAGATAAAGATGAGGGTATGAAATTAAATAAGAAAACGGAAGTATTAAAATTAAATGAGTTAGTAATAAATGGTAATAAATATGCCTATAATAAAGTTACAAAAGAATTATTTGATTATGATAGTTATTTGAAAGAAGAATTGTTGCTTTTAGGTAAATTAGTAAAACTTGATGATGGAACCCATAGATTCCAAAAAATATAGATTTTTATGATTGGAAGGAAAATTATAAAATTAGAATGTATATTAAAATTTTATAATTTGTTATAATTTGTTATAATTTGTTATAATTTGTTATAATTTGTTATAATTTGTTATAATTTATTAGTTATTTTTATTCTCTAGGATATAGTTTATTTGCTCTTTGAACTTCACTTAATCTATAATGAGCATAACCAATTAAAGATAATAAATAATATAGTGGAACATTATGTAAAAGTTCTGTTATTTTAGTTTTATCTAGTTTTTTATTTTTATACATTGTATTGTCTAATTCATTTTTTAATTTTATACCTTCTTTATCATTATTTTTCTCCATTGTAATAGTATAACCTAAAAGTTTAGGTAAATCATTATTTATAAAACCTAAAGGTTCGTCTGGATGAGCATCATACATTTCATTAGGAATAATATTATAAAGTGTAAATATTTGTTCTATTGCGAAGTTTCTATCTATATCTTCTTCACAACATATATCTATATTTTTACATAGATATTTATGAATTCTTTTTTTGAGTGTTTTACTAGTTCGTTTAACTCGTTTGACACTAGGCATATATACTATAAGTTTATTTTATTATATTTTTATTTTATTCTATTTTTGCTGTTTATATACTTAATTTGGCCATTATTAATTTTTGATTGCTCAAAACTTTTTCCATTTGTTTATTTAAAAAATCTAACTTAATATTTAGATTTAAATTGAGTTCGCTATTATTTTCGTTAGCTACAAATTTTTTAAGATTACTATTTTCTCTAGTAAGTTCTCTTGTATTTTCTGTTGTAGTTGCTGTTGCTGTACTTGAAAAACTATTTATTAAATCTTCCATATTTAAAATTTTAGTTTTATTAGTAAAACTAATTTCTTTTTCTAACATATTTGTATTTTCCTCATTTATTAAAGGTAAAGGGGCATCAAATTTATCTAAGTCTACTAGTTCTAAAGTATTTTGATTTTGATTTTGATTTTGAACACCAATACTAGACACAGGCACAGGCACATCATTATTTCTTTCTCTTTGTATTCTCTCAAGTAGTTCATTCATACTATCATTTTCTAATGGACTATCTTTTGTTTCACTAAAATCGATTGCTTCAGGAACTTTTTTAGTAATTAAATTACTAAAAGACACTTTTTTCTCTAGCAACTCTTTTTCAAATTCTTCTGATTTTTCATTTTTGTAAATATCTTTTATATCTAGTGGTTTTAATAATGATTTTTTTAAACTATTAATATCTAACATAATATTTTGCAAAATAATTTTATTTAATTGCACAACAATATTTTTAGAATCTCCAGTTTTATAATTGCTAATAAAGATTTCTTTGTTTTCATTAAATGTTTTAGTTATATTACTTTCAAAAATCGCTTTTACGTTTGGAAACTTTGACTCTGGAATATTAACAAACGCTTTATTACTAGACAATATATTCCATAAAAGTTCTTTATTTTGTTCGCTCAATAATATATTAGACATAATACAATCTTATAGTATTTAGGCACATTAGTTTTAACTTAATTTAAACCTAAAATAATTATTTTAACTTTAAATAATTAAAATAATTTACAATGTGTCTTTTTAAAATCACAAGTTACAAAAATGTATAAAGTTAATATTGTCAATGTTAATAGCGATGTACTAATTATAATATTTGCAATAATAAATTTTATTGATGTTATATTAGTTTCTTGACTAGTTACTTCAGATGTATTATTTGGTTCTTGCGTTAAAGATTTTCTACATACAATACACGTATTATTTTTTATTAACCATTGACTATAACATTTACTATGAACATAATAAACTCCGCAATGAGTTATTGCATTTAAATTATTAGACTCTTCTAAGCATATTAAACAATTTTGCATCTTATTTATATATGTTTATATATATAAAAACATATTTATATTTATTATATTTATATTTATAGTATAAATCTATTATTATATTATCATATATTAGTTAAAGTATGTTTGTTTTATTATTACTTATTCAAACATTATTTTCGTATATTGTTCCAACATACAATCCCAAAACGCAAGTTCATTTACATTTAGAAAAATTTAACAATGAATTAAATTTGTATCATATTGGCATTAGTTTTAAAAGTGATGATACTATTTTAAGATATGATTACAGACCCTTTTGCGACCCAACAAAATGCGAATATAAAACAATTAATAATATTGGTGTTTCTAGTACTAGTGCAACTAATGTTATTAATAATGAAGTAAGATTAATTGATAAAATATACAAATTTTATATTCCCGAAACTTTGGCCAATAAAACTATATATTGGGGTGAAACTAGCAAAACACTGGATGAAGTTGTTGAATTTGAAAAAACTCTACAAAAAAAATATATATTAGGTATTAATGATTGTCGTCATTATGTTAATCGTTTTTCGCGTTGGGCACTAAATAAACGCACTCCTATATGGAAATTAGATAAATTATGGAACATAACTAGTAGTACATCTTTTTTATAATATTTTCACCATAGATATTGAGGGAGCTGATCGGATGCGTTGGTCGGGGAATTGGTGCTTCAAAAATTAGTGCTTGCTTGCCAAAATCGGAGACATAGTCGCGGCAAAAAAACAGCAAGACGTAGTCGTAGACATTAAATTATAATCGAAATATTTATTTAAAAATTGATTTATTATAATACTAACTTTGTTTATAGTATAATAATATGAGTAAATTTTACTTCTAACTGCTTAATTTTTCTTCTAATTGCTTTATTTTTTCTTCTAACTGGTTAATTTTATCTTCTGCATGTAAAAGTTTTTCTTGTGTTTGTAATAGATTATCTGTTAGAAATTTATTTTTTTTAATCAATTTATTTGTATTTATGGATTCAATTTCTAGAGAATTTGATGTTTCAAATAATTCATCGGTAAATATAATTTTAATATTTGATTGTTTGAATATGGTAATTAATTGTTCCTTTGAAGTATATTTAGATGTAAAACTTTCAATAAGTAGTATAGGATAACCAGGAAAGTTTAGTGCAATTTTAGACTTAGTTGTTAGTTCCATTTGTGTTTGTAATTTTCTTAATACACATGGGTAATCATCACTTAATGTTGGTTTTAATTCACAATATACACATGACCTAAACTGACAAATGCTAATTATTAGTTCATATTGATTTTCAATTCCTGTTGTTTTTTTTACTTTTACATAATGTTGATTAGTCAGTATATCTGTATAATATTGTAATCTATATTTTTCATAATGTTCATTAAAATTATTTACATAGTTTTCTATATATTCATTTTCATAAATTTTTTTTATGTTATAAATTTCATGGATAGTGTAGCTATAACCATACCGAACCATTTTAAAATTCGCACGGCATTTTGAAAATAACTCAATTATCTTGGTATTATTATCCCAAGCATCTTGTAATAACTTCCTTCTAACTCTTTGCTGATCGCTGGTCCTCTCTGGTAACATTGAGATATTGGTTGTTTCTTCTTTAAATTTAATCAACTCTTCAGTAAATCTATCTAATAACAATAAATTATTATTATAATTTTCATTTTCTTTAATATCATATTGTTCTTTATATTTTATTTTATCAAATAGTTCGCTTTCTAAAATTGATGTTAATATAATTTCTTGTTCATCATTATATTCAATATATAAATCCCAGTTAAATTTATATTCAAATTTAATTTTTGTATTATCTAAGTTATTAGTAAATTCAGGTATTTTATTTTTACCAAAATATCTAATGATATCTTCATTCTGTAATATATTATTTATTTTATCAATATTTGAATTTGCTCTGTTATTAAATAATTTTGATAATAGTTTTTCTTGATTACTTTTATCTAAGAATAAATTTTGTAGTTTATTATGTTCTGGTGTTTTTGAGTTATTTGTTGTATTAAATGTTTGATTAACTACGATATTATAAATAGGACTCTTATCTGAAAACCAGTTTTGTTGTTTTAACCAGTCAACATAATTTTTATCTGCTAACAACTCAGTTACAGGCTTATCTCTATATTTTCCAAATGTAACAATAGGTAATACTTGTTCTTCCATATTTATTTATGTTTTATATAATTTATTATGAAAGATGTATTTCAATTTTATAAATTATTTAAAAATTGATTTATTATTATACTAACTCATAGTAAGCATAATAATAAGCAATAATGTCTTTTACAAAAGCAATCAAGTTTCTATATAGTAAGACGCTATTTAATATGTTATTTTTAAATGAAGTAGGGCCTCTTGGGCGATGGAGTCAAGAAAAATGTGCTAACAAGTTAAATAAGAAAATAGATTTTACGGATTATTAATAAAATAAGCGTTACTTATAAGATTAGTTAATAAATCCCTTATTTTATGAGTATTATTTTTCATTAATCTAATTAATAATAAGTAGTCCTGCCATGTTATAATATCGTGCTCTCTTAACTTTTGTAAATAAATCACTATAAATTTACTTGATACTCTTAAATAATTAGTAAATAATTGCGTATATGCATCTTTTTTGTCATTATATAAGCTATAAATATGAATAGTATTTTCACCTCCGCAACCACTGAAGATGACGCCATTATCGTATCTATCGTATTCATGATTTTCTAGATATATTATATTAGGTAACTTATCATTAGTAATATTTATTAAATATTTATTAATATTAATAGGGTTTAATATAGTATTAATAACTAAATTATAATACGTAGCGTTAATATATTTAGGGGGCATAGTTATTATATACTATAAGGTATTAGCTTTATATTAAAATATTATGATAAAAATTTATTTTTAGTTCTTGATGGTCTTGGTTTATTTTTATTTTTCTCAATCAATTCTTTTATCTCATCAGGAATAGCATTATTTTTTGTTCTATTTACATAAAATGACCCAATATTAAAGTCAATCATATATTTTGGTAAGTTAGTATTATTCGGTATTACTATACATTGTTGGGGATATGAAAAATTAAAGTTTTCATAATACCATTTCATTCCTATTATAAATTTATGGTCTTGAAATTTATCATCTGTTTCAAAATAATTTAAAGATTTTAAGAACTCTTTTCGTTCATTATCATTACCAACTACATTTCCACTACGAATATCAAAAATTATGGTTGATATTTTTTTATAGTTCAATCCTTCTAATAATTCATTAGGAAAATCTTGTGGATTATCAGAACGTTGTTTTAAATTAATATGTTCGTATTTTTTATATATCCATTCTAATATAAGTTTAATTTTTTCCCATTTATTATCTATTCTTGACTTCCCCCAGCGGTCAGAAGCAACAACACCTGCATCTTTTGTTGTTTTTGTATATCCTACTTCATTAAGTAATTTTACACACTCCTCGTCTGCCCATATAGTCTTGTATTCGTTAGAACGAAACTTATGTAATTCCTCTCCTAATTTATAATTATTCATTTCCATTAGTATATAATTTCTTGGGCAGGCACCCAATATATTGTTTTCTTTTTGAATATATATTTTTGCTGCTTTTATAAATATTTCAAAAAATTCCATAGAAAGTTTATGACTCCATTCAATAAACGCATCTTTTTGATTATCGTGTTGTCCTCCTTTTGTTCCGTTCAACCCATTTTCATAAGTATCATAGTTTTTAATCTCTTCTTTTTCCATTTGATTTGCCCAAATTTGATAAGCTTCTCTATTTTGTTTGTTATCTGTATATTCATTAAATATTTTTTCATGCAAAATTAAAATTTCTATATTTTCTTCACCTATTTCTCGCAATTTCACATCAGCACGAGTTCTGTTCATTCTCATATGGTCTTTAATTCTTTTATCAAATTGATAACTTTGTCCTACATATAGATTTTCACCTGTATTTTTATTTTTATATAAATAAATTACACCTTTTAATGGTATAGTTTTTAGCATTGTAGATAATATAATATATACTTGTGTTTTATTTATATATCAATTTTAAAAATAAAAATTGATATATGAGAAAAGTGATTAATCATTAAATTGTGAGCCTAATTTTATATGCGCCTCATTATAATATTTTTTCCTATATTCTCTCATAGTTTCATCTTTAATACGTGTTGTTTTAAAATAATTATATGTTTTATTTTCTTGTAATAATTCTATTATAAAATATAACGCATACATTCCACATTGTCCATCTCCATATTGATGTGTGAAACCTTCGTTGTTGTCGGCTACTAATTTAATATTTAGATTATGTGCCTGATTTACTATTCTCTCAATTAAAACTTTGATTTGTTTTGGTGTTTTAGTTCCATTGCTATCAAAATAAAAAATAAATTTTTTAGTTAAATCTAAAAACAAGGCTATCCAATGTTGTCCTGGTTTATTATGAGGATCAGTATTAAATATGACGCCTATTTTACTAATTTTATTTTTTATATGTTCCTCTAAATTAAAATTACATAATTGCTCCCATACACAAGTCGAAAACAACTCTTTGGAGTCAAAATCTATTGGTGATGGTCCTATAAACTTAAAATTCTTATTTGATTTTTCATATTGCTTCATTATTTTTATTATATCAACACTAGACAACCAAGTATTTGGTTTTGTAGACCATCTTTCAGGAGAGAAAGGTTTAAATATTTCTTTTACTAACAATTCACTATTATTAACTTTATTTAATGGAGTATTTTTTAACCAACATAATTCATCATAACATTGTTTGTCTAATTTGTTTTTAAAATATTCCCATATTTCTTTGCTATTATTTGTCACTATTTTATCACTGTTATTTGCGTTCCATACATTTTTAAATAATTGTAAATTGCTCCTTGAATAGCAAGTAAAATCTTTTAACTCTTGGTCTATATTTTTGCTTTGATATGGAGAACATTTTAGTTTATTAAATTGTTTATTATATTGTTTATTATATTGTTTATTATATTGTTTATTATATCTTCGAGTTGTTCTTTGTTTATGTCTATGTAAACGCATTTTAAATGGTGATTTTTTTGTTTTTGTAAAATTTTTATATATGTTATTTTTAACATTAATCATAATAATTAAAGTTTTGCTAATTAATATATAATTATAAAAAAATTATTCCCTTTTTTGTGGAAGTATTTTTTTATTATATTTGTTTGATTTTCTGACAACAAATAAATCTAAATTTGGTATTTTTTTTGAAGTTTCATTTTGTGGACACATACAATTAATAGTTTCGGCAGTTATATTAAAATCACCGACGCTTTGATTATTTATACTACTATTTGAGTATTCTTTTAGTTCATCTTTTATCATATTTTTCATTTTTTTTTCTTTTAAATGTAGTATTAAGTTTAATACATATAATAAATAATACATTTTGTATTTTTCATTTATGTTAGTATTAGTGTTAGTATTAGTGTTAGTATTGTTATTAGCATCACTATTAGTAGCCAATAATTTTTCTAAAGTAGAAGTATTATATTTTAAAATTTGCTCTTTATATAAATTAATGTTGTCTTCTAAATTATCAAAGATTTCTTTTAATAAACTATTATTGCTCAATAAATTTTCTAACTTATTTGTTTTAGTATATTGAACTTGGTTTGTTAAATACAACAAGTCTATATTGTTTATAAATGATTCAATTGGTTTGACTTCTTTCACCTCTTTAACTTCTTTAACTTCTTTAACTTCTTTAACTTCTTTGACTTCTTTAACTTCTTTAACTTCTTTTTGCTCTAAATCAATACTTACCACATTCATTTGTTTTGACTTTTTAATTTTATTATTTTTATTATTTTTATTATTTTGTATCATAATTATGTATTATAATAAATTTTATTTTAAATCTTTTAATTGAACTCGTGTTGAATTATAAAATATTTCATTTCCAATTGAATTTGATATATTTGGATTAAAATCATTAAAACTTTCTTCTTTAAATAATAAATGTGCGTCTAAATTAGCATTATATGTTGTAAAATTAATATTATTTTCATATAAATTGCTAAAAGTATTTGGAAGATATGCTACTTGGTCTGCTTTTTGTAAAGCAAAAAATTGGTTTCTTAAAGTAGATTCTTTATCAACATTTGTTGCAAAACCAAAAAAATGTGGTTTTCTAGTTCCTGGAAAAAATGTGCTATTTACATCATATACTTCACTATTATTTATAGGCACTGATGATTGAATAGGATGATTATAAGTAGGCATTAAAGTATATTTTGTATTTACTGGTCTAAACGAAAAATTCATTCCTAAATTATTTGATGGAAAATTTCTATTTGCTATTGTTTTATTCATAGTATTATGTTGTTCAAAATTATGTAAAGTTACGTTATATAAATCATTAGTTGTTGACATTATATTATAAATACTATATAAATTTATTTATTATATAAATTTATTTACTATATAAATTTATTTA